TTTTTCGATGAGAAAAGGGGCTGGTTCAAAATGTATGACTACAAATTCAAGGAAGAGCTGCGACCCAAGCTAACCGAGTGCATCGGGCACCGCTCGATTTCCTATTCCATCGGTGAGTGCATCACGCTTCCGAAGAAGGTGCTCATCAAGCGACATGTCGAATTGCCGAAGTCCACCCGATCCTATTACGAAGACGCGGTGAAGGCCCTGTGGCAGGCAAGGGGCGACATGACCAAAGCCGAGAACGCCTTCCTGCGGATGCGGCAATTGTCGTCAGGCTTCCTTGGTACCAAGGATGACGAGACCGGCGAAAAAGCCGAGCTGACCTTTCCGTCAAATCCAAAGCTCGATCTATTGATCGACTTGGTGACTGAAATGCCGGAAGACCGGAAGTTCGTGGTCTTCCATGACTTCACGCACAGCGGTCGCATGATTAGTGCCGCCATGAAGAAGGCGAAGGTGAAGACCGAGTGGATATGGGGCGGCACCAAAAACACGCAGGATATCCTGCGCCGCTTCAAGCGTGACCCATCGCTCACAGGACTGGTCATCAATTCCCGAATCGGATCGATGGTGCTGAATTTGCAGATCGCCAATTACATTTTCTATTTCGAGTCACCGGTCGGTGCGATTGACCGCGACCAGTCGGAAGCCCGTGTGTGGCGCAAGGGACAAACGCTTCCCTGTTTCATCTACGATCTGATCTGCCGGGGCACCGCTGATCAGAAGATTCTCGACTTCCATTCGGAAGGGACCGGGCTTCTGAAGGCCCTGCTTCGCCACCCTGAAATCTTAGGGCGCAAGCCCGCCTGAAACGGCTTTCGCCATGCAAAGCCCGGAAGTCGCGGGTTTGGCCTGTTTTTCGGCCCGCAAGCTCTTAGGAACACTTCGTAATTTAGCTCTTGCACGCCAATCGGTAACATTCCATATTATCTGCGCTGAACGGCGGGCATGGAAACCCCGCCCCAAGCACAGGGATCAGAAGGCCCCCAAGCAGCCCCGGAATTGGCACCCGCTTTCTGCACCGCGCCTGCCGCGCGATTAGTCGAAAACGGACCAAGCTCAGGCAGGACAAGATACCCCGATAAATCTTTTGCATTTGGAAACATCAAAAGGATCAAACAAAATGAAACGCATCATGACGCTTACGCTTTCAATCGAAGTGGAAGATTTGCCTGACAGCGAACTGAAAGAGATCGCGATTGAGCAATTGGGCTGCGACAGTGTCGAAGAAGCCGGGTTTGGATCGGTCGCGGACTATTCGGCTCGTGAAATTGCTGCGAACATGGTCGACGCCATGAACAACACCGACTGGCAGGCCGAAGGGGTGTGGGCGGGCAGCGAAATGTTCGCCAAGTTTGGCAAGATCGAATTCACCAAAGTGGAGTGGAACTGATGGCCACGAAGAAACCGACAGCGCGAATGGAATTGATGTACGGACGCTACGTCGACCCCCGGCACGAAAAGCGGGCCTTCCGCAAAATGGGAATGTCCGATCTGATCTACCTTGCTCATTGCATGGGGGAAGCTGCGGCGATGCGATCCATTCCGCGCCACCAGATCAATCCCTTCCCACCCGGCGAGCGGCACGACGCTTTCGACCGGGGCTTCTTGCAGGCCGACCCGATGGGCGAATGGATGGGGCGCAACCAATGAAGATCACCCTGACCACAAACGAATCCACCGCAAAGTAAAAGGTAAGTGGTCATTTTGGGCTCCAATTTTCGATGTGGGCTGTCCGGATCGATGCGCCATCCAAATTGTAGGCAATGGCGTAGATCGTGACAGGCCGGTCAAAATAAAGCTCGGATGCTGCCACCCGCGCTTGCTCAAGGGTATCGGATTCGACGCGGTCGTATTTGCCGCGACCGCGAAATGCCACCGACGCAAAGCGGGTGGCATGTGCAAGCACCTTCAGCCTATCGGCTTCGATGTCGGCGGCTGCTTTATTCTTCATGTCATTCTCCGGTTTTGATTTGATCGATGAAGGAAGCAAAGTCCTTCAGGGCCAAGCCCCGATTCATTCGGGCTTCTGAAACCTTCTTCGTGTGGGCCATCCGGGCGAAGCTGAATTCACCTTCGGCCTGTCGCCTTGCCTCGTCGGCAAGGGCTTTCAGGATTTCAGCCGGGTTCGGTCGCGGTGCCGCAACTTTCTGCAACGGTGCATGAATTCATCAGTCAGAAAGACACAATTGCCCACGCCAAGGAAATGTCGAAGGCGATTGCCGGTCCGAACGTCTACCGCTTCAGCCTGTGGCTGGGCAAAACTTGCGTTGCTGATTGGCGGGTCGATCAAAAGCCGACCGTTATTGATTGCCCGCACTGAATTGAATTCTGGAAACATCAAAAGGATCAAATCAAATGTCGACTTTCAATCTGTCTGAGAAAGCGGTGCTTGCGAACTTCACCATTTCCCGGTGGGGCGGTCAGCGTCTCGACGAAACGGTGACCAAGGACACCAATACCCGGCTCGCCAATGGCAACGATGTCGGATCATACCGGAAGAAGCTTCTGCCACCGAAGGCCACCCTGAAGATTGACACAATCGTTTATGCGGCCCGCAATTATCACCGGGCGAAGACGCAGCCGTGGCTGGACGACGGCACGCGGGTGCTTCCTTCGACATTGGCAATGGAATACGCCGCGAAGATTCACGAATTTCAATCCGACTTTGGTTCAGCGGTGGACGAATTCATCACCCACGATTATCCCGCCCACTTGCGGTCGGCACCCCGCCGCATGGGGTCGATGTTCAAGAAGGAAGATTATCCCACCCCGGAAAGCCTGCGGAACAGCTACAGCTTCAGGTCACTGATCTTGCCGATTCCAGATGCCCGCGATTTCCGGGTGGGTGGTATCGACCTGAATGAAGCGAAGAAGGAAATTGAATCGGCTATGGGCCAGATTCACGATCAGATGCTGCAAGATATCGGCCTGCGGATTCAGGATACGGTCGGCCACATGGCTGAGCGTCTGAAGAAATACAAACCCGCAGCCGGTAACAAGAAGGCGGAGAGCAGCTTCAAGAATTCGCTGGTCGAGAATGTCCGCGACTTGGTGGCGCTGTTGCCGCACTTCAACCTTGACGCCGACCCGAAGCTTGCCAAGCTGATTGACAGCATCGGGAAGAACTTGTGCAAGCACGAAGCTGAAGACTTGCGCTTGGACAGCAGGCTTCGCACCAAGGTCGCCAAGTCGGCGGACGAAGTGCTGAAAGCCATTTCGGATTACATCGCATAGGAGAAACCGATGCGCTTCGTGCTTTCCTTCACTGCAATCGCGTTCGCTGGGAAATGGGTATTCACCGCTTCCCAGCTTTTTCAATCCATTGCTGATGCACTCGCATCGGTAAACGGAATCCATTGATCAACCTGCCGGTTGGAAACCCGGCACGATCTTGAAAGGATCAAATCCAATGTCTGACATGACACTTGCAATCGCGACAGAGTGCCTTCTCGCCAATGTCGCAGCGAACATTCCTACAATGCTCTGGTCGCCACCGGGCGTCGGGAAATCCGACACCGTCCGCTATGTGGGAAGCTTGCTCAAATGCGAAGTGATTGACTTCCGGGCAGCCCTTCGCGACCCGGTCGATTTGCGGGGCCTTCCCTTGGTCGATGCCAAGTCAGGCACGACCCGCTGGCTTCCGCCCGCCGAGCTTCCGCAAGAAGGCCGCGACGGGAAGAAGGGTATTCTGTTTATGGACGAGCTGAATGCAGCATCCCGGATGATGATGGCTGCGTGCTTCGGATTGGTCCTTGAGCGGAAGGTGGGCGAATACGTCCTTCCCGATGGCTGGGCAATCGTCGCGGCAGGCAATCGCGTGCTTGACCGGGCCGCTGCCAATTCCATGCCGACCGCCTTGCGGAATCGGTTCGCCCATCTGACCATTGTGCCCGATCTGCAAAGCTGGACCGAATGGGCCGCACGGGTGGGCCTGCACCCACTGGTCACCGCCTTCGTTCGCTTCCGCCCTGAATTGCTGCACAAGATGCCGGAAGGCGAGGAGAACAGCTTCCCGACCCCGCGTGCATGGGAACGGGTGGCGAAGATTTGTGATGCGAAGGAAGGCATCCGCCAGCATCTGGTATCAGCCCTTGTGGGCGACGGCCCGGCTGCGGAATTCGAGGGCTTCATCCGGGTATGGAAGAACCTGCCGTCGATCAACGACATCCTTGCCAATCCCCGGACGGTGCATTGCCCTTCCTACGATGAACCCGCTCAGTGCTACGCCTTGGCGACGGGCTTGGCTCGCCGCTGTGACAAATCCAACTTCGCAAATGCGGTGGCCTATGCTGATCGGCTGCCGCGCGAATTCAGCGTGATGTTCGTGATCGATGCGATCAAGAAGAACCCCGATCTGAAGAACACCAAAGCCTTCACCGGGTGGTTCGCCCGCAACAGCGACGTCCTGATCTGAAAGGATCGACCATGCTTACGAAACAGATCGACCCGCGCATGATCAAAGCGCGGACATCGCTGATCCACCGCCACCCCTTTTGGGGAAGCTTGGCGTTGCATCTGCAAATCGTGGAAGACCCATCGGTGGAGACAATGGCTGTCGATGGAAAGCATTTGTTCTACGCCCCGAAGTTTCTGGACAAATTGACGCAGGCGCAAATCGAAGCGGTGATCGCGCACGAAGTTTGCCACTGCGCTTACAAGCACCATGTCCGCAGGGGCAGCCGCGATCCTGAATTGTGGAACGAAGCTTGTGACCACCCGATCAATTTGGACTTACAACGAGCGGGCTTTGATTTGCCGAAGCCCAATCTGTGCGATCCTCAATATGATCGGATGTCGGCTGAAGAAGTCTTCGCCATCATTGCCAAGAAGCAGGCCGAGCAACAGAAGCAGCAGGGCCAAGGCCAAGGGCAAGGGCAGGGCGCGGCAGGAAGCCCAGCGCCGGGCGGGCAACAGCCGGGGCAATCCAAGCCCGGCCAAGGGCAAGGACAGCCCGGAAAGGGCACGATTCGCGGCCCTGCGGGCATGGGAAAGGTGCTTGACGCGGCCCCTGAACATGATCAGGCGGCAGCGGCCAAGGAAGAAGCCGAGTGGGACGTTTTGGTTCGCCAAGCCCTGTCGGTGGAAGCGGGTCGCAATGCCGGAAAGCTGCCCGGTAATTTGGTCCGCATGGCTGAAGCGGTGAAGCAGCGGCCCGTCGATTGGCGGGAAGTATTGCACCGCTTCGTCGATAGCCGAGCATCGTGGGACTATTCTTGGTCCCATCCCAACAAGCGCATGTTAGGTGGCGGGATCATTTTTCCCGGCACCGAGCATGATGGGATCGGCAAGCTTGCGGTGATCGTCGACACTTCAGGGTCGATTGACCGCCGCTTGCTGGGCCGCTTCGCTACCGAGCTTCAATCCATCTTGGACGATGGATCGGTGTCCGAAGTGGTGGTGATTTATTGCGATGCGACGGTCAGGGGCGTGGATCATTTTCAAGCTTCCGACACAATCGTGATGAATCCGAGGGGCGGTGGCGGCACGCGCTTTTCACCCGCCTTGGAATGGTTGGCACAGAAGGAGACCGACATCGTTGCAATCGTCTATTTCACCGACCTTGATTGCCGCGACTTCGGTAGCGAACCGCATGTGCCGACCCTGTGGGCTGCCTATGGCCCGAAAGTTCACGATCCTGTGCCCTTCGGGGAAAAGATCATTCTGGTATGAAAGGAAGGTAGCCAATGACTGACATTTCTGAAGCCCACAAAAAGTGGCGGGATGCGTATACCGCTTGGGTGGACGAAGCCCACGTTGTGCTCGGCCCAAGTGCCCCGGTGAAAGCAATGCAAGGTGAGCCGGGCACCGAATTGCGTCGTTTGTATGATGAGGTTGAGGCGGCAGCCAATGCGTATGACGCTGTCGCTCGTAGCATTCCTTTGTCTGACTGAAGTTTGGAAACATCATGATTGAAAGGATCACGAACATGGAAACGGAAACCAAAAAAGTGACGATGGAATTCGGTCGGCGCGATCTTGAAACCATCAAGCGAGCTCTGTCGATTGCCAGCGCCAAGATTAGCGCCGACGTCCGACGCAAGCAAAAGGCCGCGCAAGAATCCCGGCGCAATCTGAGGCCCGGCGCTATCGCATCGTTGGCGATGGAAGGCGGTGACTACATAGGGCTGTTTAAGCTGATCGACGCGGTGCTCACCGCCGCATCGAAAAAGGAAGGGGGTGTGTGATGGAACGCAGGCACCCCCGCTGTTCCCCTGACCATTGGCGCGAATTGCTGGTGGCCATGAATCGGTCCGACGACGAAGTGACTGTCAGCGCGGAAGCCTTCAAGGACGTGGCCAATTGCCACGTCCAAAAAGGCGGAAGCATCAGCCGTGACATGGTCCTTCAGGCCGGGCGATCCCGAACTGTGCTGCGCCGGAATCAGCTTTGGACTCTGGTTCAGGAGCACGGGAAGGTTTGTGAAATGAAGGGCGGGTCTGACAAGCCCGCCGACTTCCATACCACCAACGAGCTAATCCGGGCGGGGATCATCAAGCCATGATGCACGCCCACCGAGTGATCGAAGCCATGCGGAAGCGAACGCCCGGCACGCATCCGCCGTTGCGGGAATATCTGTCGGAAGAAAAGATCGACATATTTGCCGATCTGATCGAAGCAGCCGAGAAGTTTGACTTCGGCCCTTTGGTTCTGGAAAGAAAGGACGACTCAATCCTGCCGGGCGGGTATGGCTACTCCCTGCCTGATTTCACAGACACCGAATGGGAATTGTGGGGCTTGGGCCTGATCCCGCTTCCTGCCAATCCAAGCTGGTATGAATATCAGCTTGGTACTTCCCGATCCGGGCTGCTTGTTTATACCCATGAAGAAAGGTGGTGCGTCGTTCGGGCTGAATTGGCCCCATCGATGTATTGGGATGCGGTCATGGTTTCCATTCCCCGGAAATCAGCAGCCCACCAAACTTATACACAATGCGAAATGCACTCCGACTGGATGGCCCCGCAGCAGCTTACTGAAGAACAGAAGCGAACCTTGTGGGGCGATCAAGCCCACATATCGATCTATCTGACGCTGATGCTTGGATCGAAGACCACGGAAAAGAAGAATGTGCCTGCCCCGGCCTTCATCAATAAGGCACGAGCCAAGAAGGGGAAGCCCTTGCTGCCGGAGCATACCGTGGTGCGCATTGTGCCCCATCAATACATCACGGAAAGCCAGCGCGAAGCAGGCCGCACCCATGCAAGCCCACGCTTGCATTGGCGTCGGTCCCATTTGCGGGTCTATGATCGGGCCACCCCGGCTTCTACATTCGTGGAAGGGAAGGGGTGGTGCGTTGCTATTCCCCGTTGCTTGGTCGGCGTTGCTGACCAAGGCGAAGTCCACCACGAGTATTTTGTGAGGAATGAGACATGACCAAACCCAAGAGCATGGAGAAGTGGCAACCGCTGCGTGAGTCAGCGGTTGTCGGACCACCACCTGAAGATTTGATCAAGGCGACAATGGACCAATTGAAGATCGACAGAGACGAAGCAATCAAGACCCTCAACGATGACGAAAAGAATGTGCGATATTTCGTCAATGATCTGTATCAGGTGCAGCTCCGCATTGCGGATTACCCGCTGCTGCAACTGAACATTCGTCGCAGGGATGGGAAGCCAATCTTCCGTGATTGGCGGCACTTCCAGCAGATCAAGAATGAAGTCGTCGGCGCGGATTGCGAAGCGGTCGAGCTCTATCCTGCGGAAGACCGCTTGGTCGATCAGGGGAACAAATATCACCTGTGGGCGGTGGCTGATCCGAAGTTCCGCTTCCCCTTCGGGTGGAAAACACGAACCGTGGATTACAGTTCGTATGACTCATCTATAAGCGGACTTCGGCAAAGGGCCTGACCAATGGCAATCAATTACGACGAAGCCACCATGAAGAAGTTGCACGATGAAATGTTGAAGAAGGGGCAGACCTTGGAAGCCTTTTCAGATGTCGTGCACGAACAGAATTTGGGCCTGCTTCAAAGCATGATGCAGGAAGAAATTGCGAAGGCGGTGGGTATTCCCACCGGTATACTGATGGGGGTTGACCCGGCTTCTTCTTCCCCTTCACCGGGAACGATCTACGTCGATCTTGCGGGTGGGCAATTTACAAGACGGTTCCATCGCCTGAACGCTGACCTTGATTGGGTACAGGTTGCGTTCGACAAATGGCGTGGTCGATCACCCCGGCCACCCAACAAGCGGAAGCCTACCCTGCGGCAACTGGAATTTGTCTACGAGCGCTGCATCCATTCGGACGAATTGGAAAGGCATGGGTTGATTCCGCTGGGTGAACTTCCGTCAGTTTGCTGGTCCCAACGGACAAAGCCTTTCCGGTGTAACGGATTCTATTTCGTCCCTTCACGATGGGTCATGTCGGTCCTTCGCAGTCGATATCCCCACCCGCTGCTTTCCGATCTGGAAATATGTGCAGCGGCGGTCTTCCCTGAAACGCTACCAAAGGACCTCGGCCCTGTGGACTTCCAAGCTCTCAATGAGGGGCACGGCTGACATGGGCTACGAACCCGCCTACTTGATATATCGGTGCCCGAATTGCGGGGCCGACGTTGGCGTGCGTTGCACTGGTAAAAGGGTTTGCCAAGACCGACTGGTGCGAGCTGCTTCATTGGGCGAAGGCAACGGACAGCCCAAGTGTCTGGATTCAGAAGGAAAGCGCACTGCTGTCGGCGGTCGTCCAAGGAACTACTGACATGGCATTCGATTGGCCACGCTTTCTTGACGCCAACCGGATCGAATACATCGACCGGGGTCCATCCACAGCGAAGGGCAATGTCTACGTGCATTGCCCTTTCTGTGGTGAAGCTGACCAAGGGAATCACATGGGCGTGTCCCTGCTTGGCAAGGGCTGGGGCTGCTGGCGTCAGGACAGCCACCGGGGCATTGCTCCGCACCGATTGATCCAGGCCCTGATTGGCTGCTCATGGGCTGAAGCGGAAAGGATCGCCGGAAGCCGGAAGCAAGTGACCACAGGCGATGGCGATTTGCTGAATCAGGTGTCCGCCTTGGTCGGCATTCCCGCAGCAGCCGGGCAATTCGAACCGGCACTGGAACAGCCGGGCAGTCGCATCACCAGCAAATGCCGACCGCTGTGGGAATATCTCCACAAGCTTCGGGGCTTCGCTGAATATACCGACGAAGTGATCGGGCGATTCAAGCTGACCGGGTCATTGGATGGCCCTTGGCGCTACCGGGTGATCTTCCCTGTGCAGGATTGGGACCGTTCCCTGATTTCATGGACGGGCCGGTCGGTGGTGACCGGGGCCGAGCCCCGCTACCGTTCCCTGACCGTTGAAGCCGAGAAGGCCATAGCGGGTCAGGTCGCCCGGCAGCCGATATCTGACTGTCTGTTGCGCCTTCCTGAATTGGCGAAGGGCGGAAGGCTGCTTGTGATTGCTGAAGGCCCCTTGGATGCCGCCAAGCTGTCCCTGCATGAAAGGGAAAACGAAGCGGTGGCCACCTGTCTGTTCGGAAAGCGAATCAGCACCGGGCAGCTCGATTTGCTGGCTCAGCTTCGCAGCCGCTTCGACCACATTGCCTTGCTGCTCGACCCGGACGCGTCGATGGACGCCATTGCGTTGGAATCCGGAGCGAGCTTCTTGGGGATATCTTCAATCAGAATGAAGGGCCATGACGCGGGCGAAATGAAAAGCCCGCAAATCCGGGGCCTCTATTCCCGCATCAATCGACGAATGGAATCTTCCCCTTAATCTGTGCTTGCTTCAGCCCGCCCACGGGGCTTTGCTTCCCATCCATTTCCAAGTCCGTTGGAAGCCGACGCACGCGAGATCCTTGCGCTGCGGCAGGCGATGTTTCCACCTATCGTCGGGGTAGGTACGGACGACCCGACACCTTTTTTCTTGTGGGGGTTTCAATCGAATGCAACGACGTCGCCCGCGCGAATACTTCGACCGTGGTCTTCAGCTATGGATCATCAAGACCGCCCACGCCCACCATTGGCGGGTGGCTTCTTGGGTCGGCCCGGACGATCTAATTCAGGAAGGGTTCGTCATTGCCGCGCTGTGCCGCCACCGATATTCCGCAACGGTGCGTTCGAATTCCCACTTCATGTCGCTGGTAAAAGTTTGCTTTCTGAATCGGCTGCACGATTTGGCAAAGCAGCGATCCCGCAATCCCGAGCAAATACCCATTTCTCAAATTGTGGAATTCCGGGGCAGGGAAGAAGCGGCGCTGGAATTGCTGGGTGGTGTGGAGAACGGCGATCAGGAGTTGGTCGCCGCTTTGCGTTCTGCCCCGGCTGAAATCCAAGCCCTGCTCGTTTTGCTGAATGATCCTGTGCTGCGCAGGAAGGCCCGCCATCCCCGTCGCCGTCCGAATGGCTGCCGGGAAACCCACAGCGAGCAATTCAATCGTCTGCTCAAGCTTCCCATTGACACCGACCTGCCCGGAAAGCTCCGGGAACTACTGGTCACCTGACAGTTCTGTCGATACAGCTATACCTTGCAACGCCAGCACCGGTGCTTTAGTAGCCGGTAGATTTGGCACGACCAAATCCTTGCAACCAATGGAGCACCCAATGACCAAAGCAACTGACATCGAAAAAGAATTGACCGCCGCGCTGAAGATCAAAGCGAAGGTGGGTGAAAAGCGGCAAGCCTTCCTCAATCGCGTCTACGACGCGACGCTGAAGTGCGACAAGGATACTTGGGACAATCTGTCCGAAGCGGCGCAGAAATGGCAAGGCAAGGCGACCGACTGCCGCGACGACGATGAGCCGATGATTGACTTCGATGGATCGGCCCCGGAAGCCCCGGAAGCCAAGGGCAAGGAAGCCGATGGGGCCAAGGGGAAGGGCAAAGCCCCGGCCAAGGGGAAGCGGGCCGCAGAGAAGGCGGATTCGACGCCTGCAAAGGGCAAAACCAAGGCCGCTGCCAAGGGCGACGGGGAAGGCCGGGCGGTCGGCCAAAAGGGGATCAGCGCCGGGTGGGTGAAGGTCCTGCGCGATCTCGGCAAGAAGGGCGACGACGGCCTTTCGCTGGAACAGATGGAAAGCTTGGGCGAAAAGCACGGGGTCGGCGGTCGCTACTTCGCCCGCTTCATTCGGGCCGGATATATCGCCCGGATCGAGCGCGGCCAATTCAAGCTGACGCGGGCCGGTGAAAAAGCAATCGACTAATCCATTCAGGACCGAAGACAAGGAAAAGGGCGACCTCGCGGTCGCCCTTTTTTGTCTTCTCAATCTAATCGGGAAATGGCTCAGTGGCCAAGCTTGTCTAGTGCATTTGGTTGCTCCGAATTGTTCCTGAATTCCACGAATCAACGTGGCCTGCGAAGCTTGCCGCAAAGGCGGGCCGTCCGCAATCCCAGCAAAGCTGACCCATCAGGGGCACCCGGTCCATCCTGATCAGCTTCGGAAGAGCGAACGGCCCACCATCGCGCTACCGTGCAATCAATGTGACATACCACAGGATTGCAGCGACAGCCCAAAGTATCCACGCCACCCGGTTGCCCCACCCAAAAGGCGGGCTTGCATTGACCGCGAGCGCCATGATCACGACGCCAATGACAAACAGAAGTGCGGCGATATTTAGAACGGTAAGCATGATCGGCCTTCCTTCCTTTCAGTGATGCAGCAGCCAGGTGGCCACCGCAATTGTCAGCCCCACCATCAATGCGGACAGGACGCCAAGGATCGCTGCGACGACCTTCCATGCGCCCTTCGCGTTATTGACGTCAGCCTGAATGCCATCCACTTTCTGTTCCAGATTGGTGATCTTTTCATTCAGCGCGACGAACAGACCCCGGCGCTGCTTATCCTGCTTATCCAAACCATTCGTGATCTGCTGCCGCAGAGTTGTGCTGGTTTCTCCAATGATGTTGAAAGCTTCCTTGTCTGCGATCTGATGCCCGGCCAAGGATGTCTTCAGGGTTGCTACATCTACCAATACCTGACGGGTCAGGTCTTCGATCCGCCCAAACGCACGCTCAAGGTCCACGTCGCTCCAATCCCCCGTTCCCTTCGCGGTCCCGTTCCCTGAACCGCTTGCTGTTGTTGCAGGTGTCATCAGTTTCCTTTCGTCGGCCATGAATGAACCAAGTCGCGGATTGTCGTCAGTTTGGATCGGCAATCCGCCCCGGCATCGACCACTTGGTTCGTCCATAAATCAGCCATCACTTCAGTTGAAAGATTCACCGGCACCGCCGGTTCGGGCAGACAATTCAAATCAGCTTCTGGTATATCGGGGTAGATGTTTTTAATCTGAACTTCTGGCACCCTAATGATTTGTGCCGGTGGTGCTTCTGGTGCTGGTTTGGCGGTTGCGCAGCCCATCAAAAAACCGCAAGGAAGCAGGACCAAGCGGGCGATCTTCCGAAGACAAAGCATGATTCAGTTCCGCTGTAAGTTGTGCTGATGTTTTTGCGTGGGCGATCTGCTCGGCTGACAATTTCGATTGCAGGCCCGCGATGGTGTCCGAATCCTTCCGGGCCTGATCGGCAGCAATAACGTTCGCATCAGCCCGGTCCTTTTCAATCTGCTGCATGGCTGCGTTAATCTGAGCCGTCAGCGCATTATAACGCGCGACCTGCTTGGAAGTGGCAGCCTGTTCCTTCGCCACATCGGCCTTCAGGCCCGCAATGGTGGGTGCATCAATGAAGCCCCGTCCGATCACGCCTGATGCTGCCCCGGCTGCGTAAATGGCCCCGGCCACGATTGCGTAGCCGATCCATCCCCCGCCTGCTGTTGTGAACCATTTCAGAAATACCGCCCACATCTCATTTGCTCTCGGTTCTTCGTTTCACTTCGTGCATTCCCTTGGTGATCGTATGAAAGCCAATCGCCCCGACCAACGCTTCCCAATTGGTGTGCGCGATGTCGCCTGATACCGCTTGGATCGATGCAGCAAAACCGGTCGCTGCAGCACAAATGGTTGAGCACATGACGCCAACCTTCGACCAGCTCATTTTGGTGGGCGTAGAGTCTTCCAACAGATCGATGAAATAGAGCGCCCTGATCCGCAGGGATGATCCGGCAGGCGGGGCGACTACATCAGCCATTGCGAATCAACGCTTCGATACGAACCGCCCGGCTACCGACTTCCTGATACCACTTGGTGGTCTTCAGATCGTCGGCAGCTTCTTCGAACTGGTCAGCTTCCATCATCCCCATAAAGGTATTGAAGCTTGCAAGCCCGGCGACCCCAAGATTGTAAGCCATGTCGGTCAAGGCCCGCTGCCGGGCTTCGGACAATCCTGCCGCCCAAGGGAAGCGGGCCAACACGGCATCGGCGGTCTTCTTGCTTCGCATCGAAAGCACCACCGCCGATTCTTCTTCGGTCAAAAACGTGAAGCCATATCCGAAGGTGGCAGTGCCTTCGATGGTATCGCCTTTGACAATCCGCTTCTCGGTTTTGTCATCATAGGGGTATGACTCAAAACCTTCGTCGATCTTCAGATCAGCATCAAGCTTCTGTAGATCAACGGTCACGACGTGCGTCCGTAAATTTGGATGAATGCGTCAGAAGGATCGGAAGCCTGACCACCTGATCCGCCGCTGTCACCGAAGTGAATTGTGACCAGTGCATTGACCCCACTGAAGCTGGTACCCATTCCCATCGACCCGGCAGACCCCGGATTGACTCCGTGGCTATTCACCGCGATGTAACCGAACGAGTAATTCAATCCATCGTTCATCTGCACGGTATAAATGCCCGTGCCTGTCCGGGCGATTGCCCCGACATTCTGACTATCGGCAACCACCACAGCAGCCCCGGACCAATGGAAGCCCGCCCATCCTTTCAAAGCAAGCGGATGGTATAGGAAGTTCGCCGGAGTGACCTGCCGCAACGTATCCGTCATCGTTTCCATTTCTGCGGCGGTGGCTGCACCGTTGGTGCGGCTCATCAGAATGAAGACCGACCCGTTGTACATGATTTCAAACAGGCCGGATGTGGGCAATTCACCCACCGCCAATGCGCTGCCATCTGCATGTTCAATGACCGTGGCACCGAGCCCGCTGATCGCAACAGTCGGCGTGGTGGTCGCATTTGGGGAAGCGATTTTCAGAATGCGAACCGGTGCACCAAGCAGATCAGACAAAGCCACCGGAGCCGGGGTGAGTGCGACCACCAAGGCATCGGCGGTGCCGGTATCCACTCCATAGTTCGCGGACTGCTGCTGATTGGCATTGTTCAGGGTGGCGATGTAAGCGGCCTGCCCGGCTGTCCATAGCTGGGCCACCACGTCGCCTGCAAGCCAAGGCAGCGCGGTGGTGCCTTCCTGCGCACGGACGACCGTCAGGGTATCCCCGGATCGCGCGGTGCAGTGCATGATTTCCTTGATCAGCCCGGTCGCCGCATCCTTCAGGGTGATCACAAACAAATCAGGGGCCGATGGATTCGGGAACAGCGCCCCGGTGCCTGCAGCCACATTCAGGCTGACCGCCACATTCGTGATCGATCCAGCAAGTACGGTCTTTGCATCATTCGCAAACAAGTAGGCCATTTTGGTTTTCCTTTATCCGTTGACCACATAAGTGAATTGAAAGGGTAGTTCTAACGCGCCGGATTCAATCGCTGCCCGCAACAGCGCAACATTAGGAGTTGGCGGAAGCGGGGTAGATGCAACATTCAGTTCGTCGAGTGCGAATTCATTGAACAGGGCTTCATCGAAGATCAGGCCGTTGATGTCGGTTATCAGCCTTGTCGGGAAATTGATGTTGACGATATTCCCCGGCCCCAGCGTCACGCTGATCCCGTAGGTGTTGTCGATATTAAGCGGGATACCATTGATCCCGTTCAGGAACTGCACAATCCGCAGCTTCAGCCATCGAATGTTGAAAATCTTTCCGTAGCGTCTTTCGATGTGCCACGTCAGGATGCGACGGAAGATATCGTCCGTCACCAGAACATTGTCCGCGCTGCTGGTCAGGCGAAGACCGTCGAGCTCCAATTCATTGAACAGGTAGGTATCAAATGGGCCG